GTTCAGCCGCTACTGTTACAGGAAATGCAACTGGAAGTACCTTTGGTTTTAACTCAGGTTACGGCTCTGTTGCCACTGCCTACGGTTGCCGCGCATGGGTGAACTTTAATGGCACTGGCACTGTGGCTATTCGTGCAAGTGGTAATGTGTCGAGTATTACGGATAACGGTACGGGCGATTACACAGTGAACTTTACAACTGCGATGCCAGATGCAGACTATGGGGTAGCGCTAGGTTCTACATCGACAGCAAGCTCGTGTAACTACCCAGTACAGATTCGATCTGACGGGGCAATCGGCGCTAACACCGCCACCACCAAAAGCACGACTGCTCTCCGTCTGCGAGTCGCGCAAGCTAACGGAACCGCCCAAGGTGATAGCGCAGATGTTAATGTTGTCATCTTCCGCTGAAAGAACCCTATGAACCAAAGAATCATTTACAAAACAGCAGACGGCGGCGTGGCAGTAATCATCCCTGCTGACACCATTGAAGCCTGCATGAAGGACATTCCAGAGGGCGCTGAGTACGCCATCGTGGATGTTGCAGACATTCCATCAGACCGAACATTCAGAGGAGCATGGACATGGGCATCGTAATCGATTTGACCAAAGCAAAAGCAATCACGCATGATGCGCGTAGAGCCGCACGCTCTGCTGAGTTTGCACCGCTGGATGTGAAGGCCACCATACCGTCTGAGGCGGTAGCCGCTGAAGCCGCCCGTGCTGTTATCCGCACCAAGTACGCTGAGATGCAGACTTCGGTTGATGCCGCCACTGATGTTGCCGCCCTAAAGACAATCATCACCGCGCTGGAGAACAATAATGCCACTCAGTAAATTAGAGGCCGCATCAGCATGACCCCTGATCTCCAAAAGTACTATGAAGATAGGTTTGATCTATTCTCCCAACAGGGATGGATTGACCTAATGGAAGATATTGATGTAATGTTAGAAGCAGTTAATAATGTATCTACCATTGCAGACGAAAAAAGTTTACAATTTCGCAAAGGCGAGATTTCTATCCTGACTTGGCTAAAAACACTTAAAAGTGTCAGCGAACGAGCATACGAGGATTTGAATGAAAAGAATGTATGAATTTGCTTGCGAATGCGGGCAATGCACTGAGGCTTTGGTAGTTTATGAGACTACTGAAATTCAGTGTAAATGTGGTGGGATTGCTCACCGCATAATAAGCGCACCTAACTTCAATTTAGAAGGTTGGTCTGGTCATTTTCCGTCCTCTTATGGGCGGTTTGAGGCTAAACACATCGACAAATTGAATGCAGAGCGCAAAGCCAACTCATAAGCGAAAGCCGAGTTGATTATCCTACAACCATTTTGGCAGGAACAAAAATATGCTGATTGATAATGAAAAAGAGCCGCTAGGCGAACTCGAAGTAGAAGAGTCTAAAACTGAACTTCCTGAGAAATACAGGGCAAAAAGTCTAGAAGAGATAGTACGGATGCACCAAGAGGCTGAAAAGCTCATTGGTAAGCAAGCCCAAGAGGTTGGCGAAGTCCGTAAATTGGCTGATGAGTTGCTAAAGCAAAACCTTGGATCAAAACAACAGCAAGTTGAGGAAGAACCTGAAGTTGACTTTTTTGAGAATCCTCAGAAAGCAGTTCAAAATACGATTGATAGACATCCTGATGTTCTCGCGGCCAGACAAGCTGGTCAAGATTTCAAAAGGATGCAAATTCAACAGAAGTTAGCGCAAGATCATCCTGATTACTCACAAGTAGTCAATGATTCTGAGTTCCAAAACTGGGTGAAATCATCACCTGTACGCTTGGGACTCTACGCAAAGGCTGATGGTGATTTTGACTATGATTCGGCTAATGAATTGTTGTCTACCTTCAAACAATTGCGTGGTATTAAAGCTAAAGAGTCTGAACAAGCGGGTAACGCACAGAGGACAAAGAGCATGAAAGCCGCACAAGTTGATGTAGGTGGATCTGGAGAAAGTTCAAAGAGAGTCTATCGAAGGAGTGACCTCATTCGTCTCAAGATGACTGATCCTTCTAGATATGAAGCATTGAGTGATGAAATCATGCAAGCATATTCCGAAGGTCGTGTTCGATAATTTAACTTAGGAAATTTAATCATGGCTAATACCGCATTTTCCCCCACAAATAGTGTAACCACTACCTCCGCAGCTAACTTCATTCCAGAAATTTGGAGTGATGAAATTGTTGCCGCCTATAAAAAGAACCTCGTTTTGGCTAACATAGTCAAGAAGATGTCTTTCAAAGGCAAAAAGGGTGACAATATCAACATCCCTAGCCCCGCTCGTGGCAATGCTTCTGCTAAAGCCGCTACTGATGCCGTTACTCTGATTGCAGAGAGCGACACTCAGATTCAAGTGTCGATCAACAAGCACTATGAATACTCACGTTTGATCGAAGATATCGTCGAAGTTCAAGCTCTGACATCACTGCGTTCTTTCTACACAGAAGACGCTGGTTATGCCTTGGCTAAACGCATCGACACTGACTTGGTTCAATTGGGTCGTGCATTCAATGGCGCTACTGTCGGTACTAACGACTATGCTACTAGCAACACATCCACCAAAGCCTTTGTTGGTTCTGATGGTACTACTGCTTACAACAGCACATCTTCAAACGCAGCCGCTTTGACCGATGCCGCTATTCGTCGCACTATCCAACGTCTTGATGACAACGATGTTCCTATGGACGGTCGTTTCTTCTTGATCCCACCCTCAAGCCGTAACACGCTGATGGGTTTGGCTCGTTACACTGAGCAAGCATTCGTCGGCAATGGCGATGCAATCCGCAACGGTGAAATTGGTCAGCTTTATGGTATGGCTGTTTTTGCTTCCTCTAATGCTGATACTGGCGCTGGTAACTCTACCACTGACCGTATTTGCTTGATGGGTCACAAAGACTCCATGGTGTTGGTTGAGCAGTTGGGCATCCGTTCACAGACTCAGTACAAGCAAGAGTACCTCGGTACATTGTTTACTGCTGATACTTTGTATGGTGTCAAGGCTCTCCGTACTAACGCCACTAGCACTGCTGCTGATGCTTCAGCCGCCTTTGCTTTGGCAGTTCCAGCCTAATTGCAGTTGCGCCCCCTGCCTTCGTGGTGGGGGGACTTTTTTAACTTAATTAGGAGAATTTATTATGGCAGCAGCAACAGCAGTCACATCCCGTAGGGGTAATGACCAGTTCCGTGGTCTTTTTACAGACACTTGGGACGTTATTTGTACTCTCGATAGCGCATCAGTAGCGACTACTGCTACCGCTACAGATACAGTTACAGTTCCAGGCGTTGCACTAGGTGATATGGTTCTCGGTATGGCAATTGGCGTATCTGAAGCAGGTTTGGTTCGTAGAGCCTATGTTTCAGCCGCTAATACAGTGACTATCGTGACCTACAACCCTACAGCAGGTTCTGTGGACTTGGCATCAACTACATTGAACCTTATCGTGGCTCGTGCAGTTTAATAAAGGGGGGCTAATAACCCCCTTTTTCAAAGGATTCTTATGGCTACATTTCGTTGTTTGGTAAGCGGTCAAACAGTAACTTTTGTTCATCAGCACGATATTGACAGCATGAAAGGTCATGCAGGATATATCAGAATTGATGGACAAGAAAAAGAGTCCTTTGAAAAACCAGTAGTTCTATCTCAACCTACTCCTGTAAAGAAATTAGGTAGACCAAAGAAAGTCGCAAATGTCTGAAATTGATCCACGCGAATTTGGTAAGCTAGAAGCTCAAGTTGAGGCTTTACAGACTGAAGTTCATGCACTTCGGCAAGATATTAAGACGCTTTTAGAGATGGCAAACAAGTCTAAAGGCGGTTTCTTTGTAGGAATGGCTATTGCCTCTATTGTTGGCGGTTTCATTTCTTTTGTTGCGACTAAGGTAATACGATGAGCTTACTATCTGGTGTTATCTGCCCTGTAGCCACTCAGGATATTCAGATCAATCTGAAGAACCGCAATAATGCGTTCAAGAAGTTTGGCTATGGCCCACCTAACCCAGAAGAGCCTAATGAATTGTTTTGGCTAAAGAAGGCCAAGATGTATAACGCACCTACTGAAAGCATTAAATCAATGCTCTGCGGTAATTGTGCGGCCTTTATCCAAACTCCTAAGATGATGGAGTGCATCATTGGTGGGCTAGAAAAGGATGAAGGCGAAGATGAATTGTCCTATGACGAAGAGTTTATCAAAGCCGCAGATCTCGGATATTGCGACTTGTTTCAATTCACTTGTGCTTCCGCCCGTACTTGTGATGCGTGGAAAGGTGGCGGCCCCATAACCAAGGAAAAATGATGTACGGAAAATCCCCCAAAATGACTAGTTCTAAAGCTCCTAAAAAAGCCAAAGGTATGCCTGTAACCATTGTGGTTGCTGTTGGTAAGCCTAAGCCTATGCCCGTCCGTGGTAGCCGTACTGCTACTAACATGATGAAGAAAACTGGACGAGGAAAATAATGTCAATATTTCAATTAGACCCAAACAATGTTGCTTTTGGAGTTCCTTCATTGGGGACTAGCCAAGTTGCTTCTGTTACTAACTCTAGCGTTCAGATGACTGCTTTTGGTGCATCAACAACAATGATTCGTATTGCTTGCTCATTAGGTCATGCCCATTACCAAATTGGTTCAAACCCAACAGCAAGTATTACAACTTCTGCAATGATTCCAAATAACTCTTTTGAGATTGTTCGAGTAAGTCCTGGTCAAAAAATAGCATTTATCAAAGATGCAACAGTCGCTGCATCTACAGTATCTGTTACGGAGTTGGCATGAAAAAGACAAAAACAGAAGCCAAGATCTCTAAGGTTATGCGAGAGTACAAGGCGGGAACGCTTCACTCTGGCAAAGGTGGCCCTGTTGTTAAGAAGCCCAAACAGGCTATTGCCATTGCTTTATCTCAATCTAGGAAAAAGAAATGAAACAAGGTCTTTACGCAAACATCAATGCCAAGCAAGAGCGCATCAAGGCGGGTTCTAAGGAAAAGATGCGTAAGGTTGGTTCTAAAGGCGCTCCTACAGAGAAAGCCTTTAAACAAGCAGCTAAGACTGCTAAAAAGAAATGAAATCCCCTGCTTGGCAAACAAAAGAAGGAAAAAACCCGAAAGGGGGCTTGAATGCCAAGGGTAGAGCGTCTTATAATGCAGAAACTGGTGGCAATCTAAAAGCACCAGTAAAGTCGGGAGACAACCCTCGTAGGGCATCCTTTTTAGCAC